GTTGTGGGTTCGATAACATAAGGAGAAACTATGGGTCTGCTTGACCGTATCGCTGCGCGAGTAGCGGCAGAGATTACTAAAGCCCCAACACTCCCAACTGGTTCAGTTGCGATGACAGAAACACAGATGCGTAACCAAGCTATTAACCAAAACTCAGGTTATGGCACACAGGTTCCACTTCCACGCGATTCTAATATCGCCAATGTGCCGTTCTCTCCTGGCGTTCCTTTAGTACCAGGTGCGATCAATCCTCTTGGTGAAAGAGGTCGCCCTGACCCACGCCGTTATGAATTTCTTGTTGCTCAAAACATCAACATCACCGAAACACGCCTTGTACCTTTCAAGACACTTCGCGCTGCTGCTGATCAAATTGACATCATTCGCCGTTGCGTAGAAGTCCTCAAGGCTAAGGTTGCTGCTCTTGATTGGGATGTTGTTATCTCAGATTCAGCAAGCGAAAAGATTATTTCTGAATCAGGTGGCAATCACCTACAAGCTATGGATAAGGCTCGTGAAAATTTAGCTCCTGAGATTAACCGCCTTACAGATTTTTGGAAGATGCCTGATGTTCAAGAAGGTTTGACATTTGCCGATTGGATTAAACTCTGCTTAGAGGAAATCCTTGTTCTTGATGCGTGGGCGCTATGGCCTCAAAAGACCGTTGGTGGAGATTTACTAGGCTTTAAGGTGCTAGATGGTTCAACTATCAAGCCACTTATTAACGACCTAGGATTCCGCCCAACACCCGAAGAAGGCCCTGCTTACCAACAGATTCTTTACGGCTTCCCTCGTACAGAATTTGGCATTACAGATGATTCACCTGAAGCAGATGGTGAGTTCACATCCGACCAACTTGTTTACAACATTATGAACCGCCGTACTTGGACTGTGTACGGATACTCACCTGTTGAGCGTTGCCTTATGGTGGCAGATATTTACTTGCGCCGTCAGCAATGGATTCGCGCTGAATATACCGATGGTGTTGTCCCTGAAATGATCTTTGAAACAGATGCAACTTTTGGTAATAACCCTGAGTTGCTTCGCGCATACGAGAACATCCTTAACGATGACCTTGCCGGACAAACAGAACAACGCAAGCGCGCTCGCATTATGCCAGCAGGACTCAAGGCAGTTCAGCTCACAGGCTATGGCGAGAAGTTCAGCGATGTTTTTGACCATTACCTAGTCACCTCTATTTGCGGTCACTTTGGCGTATTGCCAACAGAGATTGGATTTAGTCAAAAGGGTGGACTTGGTTCAAGCGGTCATCAGCAAGGTGAAGCAGAGGCAGGTCAGCAACTAGGACTAGAGCCGTTACAACAATGGCTTGCCAAGATTATTACAAACCTTTCTTACTCATATCTTGCCATGCCTCGTGAGCTTGAATTTAAGTTTATGCCAGCAACTCGTAATGATACAGAACAACAGGCAAAGCGTGACGATGTAGAAGTTCGCAATGGCGGCATGACTCTCAACGAGCATCGCGCTGAAAACGGACAACCTCTTATTGACTCACCTGAAGCAGATATGCCAATGCTTGTTGCCGGACAATCTGTCTATCTCTTTACTCCCGAAGGAGTAGTTGCTGCGGGTACTTCACTAGATGCTAGTGGTATTCAAGATAACGAGCCATCAGCTACCGAAGCGCCAAAGCCTGAAGTTCCTGATACGCCTGAGCGAACAGAAGTCAAAAAGTTTATGCGTTTTGTTAGTCATGGAACACCTTTGCGCCCATTTATTTTTGAACATCTTGACCATGCCTACGCTGAGGTTCTCAATAAGTTTATTGAGGAAAAAGACCTTGACGGAGCGCGTTGGTACGCTGAACGCTATTTAGGATTGTAATGCTATGGCAAGCGAGCGGGGCGAAAGTTCGCATAGCCGCTAAACACGCAGACAAGATTCGTAAAGGCTTTCAGAAGGCATTTAACGCAGATGACATCGTTGAGAAATGGTTTCACTCTCATATCGGAGCTTCATCAACGACAACACAGCAAGCCCGCGATTGGGCTTTAGCAAGTATTACGCCTAACAAAAAGTACCTCTTAGATGCCCTCAAGCCTCTATATGCTGACGGTTGGGTATTAGGCACAGTAGCCGCTCAAGAAGCTCTTAAAAAGCTAGAGAAGGCTCCTAAAGTGGGCGTTGTTGATTGGAATACTTGGAAGCCAGGTAACCAAGCAGCAGCAGAGCTAATTAAGCCATCAGGCGGGTTACAAACTTTGCTAGACCGCAGAGGGATAGTCATTGATGGCATTTCTAACACCAAGTTAGACCGTATCGGTACTGTTCTTGGCAACGCTCTTGCCCAGGGTATAACGCCAAGGCAAGTATCTATCATGGTTGATCAAGTAATTAACGACCCTCAACAAGCTTTGGTGATTGCTCAAACAGAAATGAGCAGCGCAGTATCAGTTGCCGCCCGTGAAAGTTATTTAGATTCAGGGGTAGAACAAGTTGAATGGCTTGTGGCAGTTGGTTGTGAAGATTGCCAAGAAAACGCCGATGCCTCACCGCTAGGCATAGATGAGGTATTTCCATCAGGAGATACAGAGCCTCCCGCTCACCCAAATTGTATGTGCGATCTTGCACCTTATGTAGTAGATACATCAAACCAATAGGAGAAATACATGGCAACACCATTTCAACACGGCACAATCACAGTAGGCACAACCGCGCAGACCTTGTTTGTCGTGCCATCTGGCGTTCGCCGCGCACTTATCAATGTACGCAACAATGATGCCTCTAAGGTAATTTATATCGGAGATGGCACAGTCACATCAAGCGGAGCAACACAGGGATTGCCTATTGCTGCTGGTACAACACAAGCTCTCGAATTTACTGCTGGCACAACAATTTCAGTAATTGCCTCAGCAGCATCAACATCCGTTTCTTATTTATGGACAGCCGCTAACTAATGGCTGACGGTTTTGTTCCTCCCGCAGAAGTTCGCGCAAATGCAAAACGCGGATTAGAACTTCGTGAAAAGCATGGTCGCGGTGGAACAGAGGTGGGCGTTGCTCGCGCAAGAGATTTATCTAACGGAGCATCTTTATCGCTAGATACCATCAATCGAATGGTGAGTTACTTTGCTAGACATGAAGTAGATAAAAAAGGCGAAGGTTGGGGCAAAGATTCTGCTGGTTACATTGCTTGGCTCTTATGGGGTGGCGATGCTGGTAGAAGTTGGGCAAACAGAATTTCCAAGGAAAACGACAAAAAGGACAAAGCAACTATGAATGATTTTACAACCTCATACGCCGCCATCATCAAGGCAGATAAGCAAGAAGATGGCTCACTTATGGTGTATGGCAAAGCAACAGATGACAGTATTGATATGGACAATCAAATTTGCGATGCAACTTGGTTAGATTCAGCAATGCCACAATGGTTCAAGACCGGTGGCAATATCCGTGAACAACATTCAAACATAGCGGCAGGAGTGGCTAAGGAATATGAAGCGAAAACTGATGGTCATTACATTACTGCTCATGTTGTTGACCCCGTTTCTGTTAAAAAGGTGGAAGCAGGAGTTCTTAAAGGCTTCTCAATAGGCATTAAGTCCCCACGCGTAGTACGCGATACCAAGGCAGCCAATGGTCGTATCGTTGACGGTCAAATCATTGAAGTCAGCCTGGTGGACAGACCCGCTAACCCAAATGCAAAGCTCATCATGGCTAAAAGCGTTGAGGGCGAGTCATCACTTGTTCAAGTTGAAGAATTACATGAATACTCAGCACCGCTTCCAAGTGAGATTGCTAAGCGCGAAGTTTCTGCCGAAGAGCGCCAACGCCTTGCAAATCGTGGAGCAGCAATGCCTGACGGCTCATATCCAATCGCTAATGTTGCCGACCTAAAGAACGCTATTCAGGCATTTGGTCGCGCAAAGAATCCAACAGCAGTCAAGAAGCACATCATCCGCCGCGCTCGCGCATTAAACGCACTTGATGTTCTACCTGATGATTGGAATGTAGGAAAAGCATTAAAGGCTCTTCAGCCTGACAATGTGAAGTTTGACCAAGATGCCTTTGAAAAAGCTCGTAGAGCCGTTGCTCAACTTATTCAAGTTGAAGCCGGTGAAATGGGCGATGGCGCAGACGAAACATATTCCCTCGGACAACTCGTAGAGGTGGCAAATCACCTAATGGCTTGGTACGCAGGGGAACAACAAGAGGGAGAAACAATGCCAGAATCAATCGAGTTGTCAGTCGAGGCTGACACAGTTAAAGAGCCTGACACAACCGCAGGGTGCGATTGTGCTGGCTGTAAGTCATGCAAAGAATCAGGCGGATGCGATTCTAAAATGTGTTCTGCACATAAAGATTCACACATGGCTGCCGAAAAGTCTGAAACAGTTGACAAGTGCCTAGATTGTGGTTGCCACAAGCCATCAGAAACACATGGTCGCACCGATGTATCAACTGCTCAAATCGTTACACCTGAACAGGGTGCTGGCTCAGAGAAGTCTGCTGATGCCGATGCAACTGTTGAAGAGGTTGTAGCTGAGGAAAAGACAGAAGAAGTTGTTGTTGAAGCAACTGAAGAAGTTTCTGCTGATGATTCAGCAGAGAAAACCCTGCTTAGTGATGACACAGTAAATGCCATCATTGAAAAGGCCGTGTCAATGGTTACGGAATCTGTGAAAGCAGAAGTCGGGCTTGCTAAGGCTGCATTAGAGGCAGCAGAGAGCAAGGCGGCATCGCTTGAAACCGAACTCGCACAGGCTAAATCAGCAGCGATTGGAAATGGGCCTAAGCGTTCATCCATCGCAGCAGGTAAAACCCAAACTGACAATCTGCTTGTAAAGGCTGCCGAGTTTAACGCTAAGGCTGCTCGTACAACAGACTCCGTACTTGCTAAGGGCTACCGCGACCTTGCCAATGAACTCATTGCCAAAGCCGCTACCCCTTCAGCAGAATAATCCCGAAAGGAAACCAAACATGGCTCAACTGCCTAAAGCAACAGACCTGTTTGCAGATGCTACTGATGCTAAGTCATCAGCAGTACGCATGGAAGAATATGTAGAAGTCCTAGGAAAGTCACTTTCTACTTCTACATCAACACCAGGCGCACCTGCACAAGTTGATGCAACAGCACAACTAGAAGCACTCGCAGCAAACAAGTCAATCTCACCTGATGCTCTTGGAGCATTGAACAGCGCACTTGCTGCTCAGCGCCAAGCACAAGCTGACATCGTTAAGGATATTTCCCTAACATCTCCATTGTCATCATCTTTCGCAGCCTTCGACCTAGAAGCACCTGCAAAGCTCTTGACACCACGCCCAACACCACTTCGCAACAAGATTGCTCGTAAAAAGGGTGTCGGTACTTCTCACCGCGTAAAGCGCGTACTTGGTTACACAGGTACCGGTACAGGTGGAGTTGGAAACCTATGGCCAGGAATCACAGAAACATCAACAGCTACTTTCGGCTCAATCAACTATGAGCGTGGCCCAAAGATTTCTTATGCTGCTGACGATCTAATCCTTCCATACAACACCTACTCACTATCTGACAGCGTGTCATTTGATGCTAACTTCTCAGGCCTTGGATTCCAAGACCTCCGTCAGTTGTCATCAACTTCTACACTATACGCAACAATGCTTATGGAAGAGCGTATGCTCCTCATGGA